GAACAAGCCCCAGCCGCCGCCTGCACGACATTGGCGAGTTGACAGTCATCAACGAAGACCACGGCCGTGTGCACCACCACGTGGCCATGGTGCTGGTGTTCGATTCCGCAGAGCAGGCCGCGCCTGCATGGAAGCCGGCCTGGTGCGCCTGGTGCCCGCCACAGATTTAAGCGCCAACGCAACGGAGTACCTGAACGATGGCCGATAAAGCCGACGTTGCCGACGCCTACATCGAGCAATCCCTCGAAACCGCGCTGCGCAACCAGCTGGAACTGAACAGCTACCTAAGCACAGACCGGATTGCGAACAGTGCGGCGAGCTAATCCCCGAAGCCAGGCGCGAAGCCTTGCCGGGCTGCCCCACTTGCGTGGAGTGCAAGCAGCTGCTGGAAGCGAAAAACCGGAACTACCGATAGATAAAAGCCGGAAAGGCTAACTGGAGATAACCGATGGACACGAACAGCAGTCACCTTCAACAGACCCTGGACATTCTTGACGTGCTAATGCAGAGCACCGGCGAGATGACTCTGGCAGAGCTTGAGCTTCTGGAAGAGTCGATGACCACAGCGCTCAAAGAGAATGTGGCCGAAGCAATAGCACGGAAGCAGGTGCTTACCGTGATTGAAGGGTACGCGCTGGATCCAATCTTGCCCGATGGATTTTCAGTCACCCCAAACGACGAGCGGCCCGAAAGCCACCGTTTCTGGTGGTACCGGCCCTACATCATCACCAGGCAGAACGGCGATCAGACTCATTACTGGGTGCATTGCCTGGACGGCGGCGCATGGGATCGCCCCACCTGGTGGGGAGAGGCGGAATCCCTGGAAGCCGCTGTGGAAATCTGCCGCAACGGCCGGGCCTGAATTGATTGCATGCAGCGCTGAAACACCAAAAACGAACACGCGATATATAGGAATAGCACCATGGAAAGCCAGACACTTACAAAAGAACAAATGATCGATAACCTCTACCTGGTTATGGAAGAGATTTTTTTTACAAGGCATGGTCATTAACCGCCGAGGTCTTGTTCAGTTTCATGCGCATGTCGTCGCCCACTGCGAAAGCTTTGATGTTCAAGTTATGCCAGCGAACACCCGTTACGAAAAAGATTCGAGTTGCCTGAAAAGCTGGCGACTATTCGTATCGCTTTTGGACTTTCTACGACTGGCATACGGTTGAACGGTGCAGAGAAGAATACCAAGTCCGAATGTTAGAGATTGAAACCTTCATTCGTTACCTGGACTGGTTGATAGACCGCAACACGCGGATTGAAGCTGAGCTAAAAGCGGTGGCGGCATGAGCGTCGAGCGCCCAAAAGAGTTGAATCAATCCGTTTCTGACGCGGATATCGATCTGAAAAACCTGGCCGAGAATCGCCCGGCCGAGTGCCTTGAGCGTGTGGCGGCCATCTTCAAATGGTGGTGCCTTTCCGGTTGCAACGGTTGCGAGCACAAAACCCTGCGCAAACTCGCAGGCAAGCATGCCCGCCGGGCCTTAAAGGTACTGGAGGCACGCGGTGACCGCTAAAAAGAAGACTCTCAAGGTCACGTCCATCGGCGGCCACATGAGCATAGAAACTGATCTGGACCAGCGCGATTACTGGCTGGCTTACCTGCGGCAGCGATCGCTCCAGGTACTCGCCGAACGGTTTTTCGTAAGCACCACGGCCATCTGGATAGCAGAAACAAAGCAGCTGAAGTGCCGAACAGCCCGGCAGAACGCGGAAATTCAACGGTTACGAAGCGAATATCACTTTGCCAAGGCCAACATAATGCCGAACTACAGGATTAAGGCCATAGCCAGCCGGAACCGTGTGCAAGAAGACACGGTTTACCGGCGCCGGCATAAGCGCATAGCAAATAAAGCCCGGGCGGTTTATCAGAATCACGAAGTAAGACAGGGGATAGCATTATGAAAACCAAACAATCGACAGCATGTGTGGCAGCTTAGAAACGAAAGGTTGAGATGTTCTCTCCACTGTATCCATTCACTGCCGCGTAGGCAGCTTAGAAAGCCCAGGGCTGTCACGGCAAAGCGATCGGCTAATTCACTGCCGCGTAGGCAGCTTAGAAATCGGCTTCGGCTTTTGCACGGGCACCACTTGCATTCACTGCCGCGTAGGCAGCTTAGAAAAGAAAGGAGCCTTGCAGGGCTTGAACCTTCAAATTCACTGCCGCGTAGGCAGTTTAGAAATAAATCAGAAACAGGAATCGAGATTTTGACGCTTTCTAAAACCAAAGGCGGCCACCTGGCCCGATCCGCCGCCATGCTCTGCCAAGATCCAGAGTTCCGCGTGTACCTGGACAGAGCCCAAAGCAAAAAGGCCGGCGTTATCATTCCGGACGGTACCCATACAGTAGAAGATGCCCGGGATCTGATCGTTACGGCCTGCAACATCGCCAGCCGTGCCGAACTGGACCACAACCTGGGCGCGGCTACTCGCTTTCGCCACATAAAGTCGCACTTCCTGCGCTGGCAAGGCCGGCAGGCGCGGAGGGAGGAAACAACCAGATGAGACCTGTCAGCCTTCAAACGTTCATCGATGTGGTGTACTGCGACGACAAACAGCCGCCTTCGTTGGTGTCCATCCGCAACCGGTGTCCGGACATACCCGGCGCTTTCCGCGATGGTCGACGGTGGCGAATTGACCTGGACACGTATTTCGAGACAATGGAACGCCGGCTCAAAGGATTGCCTGAGAGCAATCAGGAGCTGGGTTTCCTTCAAAATCTCGCGCAGCAGCTGCAGTAACATGGCCAAAAACCAACGGAAACAAGGTCAGGAGTGGCTACAGCGCTACCCTGGCCTGTACATAGACGCCCGCAGTGGCGTTTTTTACTTGCGCCATCCCAAAACCCGCAAGCAAGGCAGCCTGCAAACCCGCGATAAGCAGCAGGCCATCCGGCGCTGGGGAATATTGCAGCAGATGTGGGAGCAGGACGGCGGCGATTTCGAGGCAGATCTGTTAGCGGGTAGCCTTGCCATTTCCAGATCTACCGAAACCATAAAACGAATAACCCTCAAGGCCTACTTGGAAAAATGGCGCACAACGGTGCTTGGCCATCAACTATCTGATGGCAGTGTTACCTGGAACGAGTGCCACGTATTAAGCCAGCGCGGCCGCAACCGAGGCCGGCCCGTGGCCATGGCAACCCGCACCGATTACGCAGCCGACGCCCAGCAGCTGGCAGGCAGCGACGATTGCCAGTTCTTCCTGTGCGATCCCCACGTCCTGCGCAAGGTTCGCAAACTCCTATCGCCCTGGTTAACCAAGCCCACTCACTACAACGGCCTGCGCAATACGTTATCCAGGGTATTTGGCCATGCCATCCAAGATGGCGTAATCGACAGAAATCCCATTCCCGACATCCAGAAAGCCGTCGAACCAAAGCGCGAAGTGCTGATACCCGATGATGTTTACGTGGCCATCACTGAGCACCTTCTGGCACACAAGCTGAACCGCCGAACATACGACGGCACCTGGCGCGCGAAAATATGCGACCTGATCTACATGATGAGCCAGCAACCCATTGACGTTTTCGGCCTGAAAGAAAGCCAGATAAACGATGATGGCGGCGAATTTGGGGGAGATTACCTTCTCCCGGCACAAAACCGGCGTTGGTAGTTCTACTGGAAATGAACACCGAGCTGCGTCAGCTGGTTGATTGGTTCCGCACCTGGAAGCGTGACAAGGGCATTATTTCGCCGTATCTGATGGTGTATCCCCGCTACTTCGACATGCGCAGCCGCACCCAGCCGGTGAAGCATCGGTTCATGCAGAGCTGTTGGGCAGAAGCTTGTGATTCAGCCGGCTACAAAGGCCAGTACCAGCTGCGAGATTTGCGCAAGAAAGGCTTAACCGACGAGTTCGTGTCCCAGGGCGAGAACAACAAAGGTGGCCACGAAACCGAAGCCATGCGGAACCACTACCGGCTGATTCGACCACCAGAGCGCAGCCGATCCACGCTTAAATCACTGCGCAATGATGTTGGTGAGTAATTGACAGCAATGCGCTATGCGGATAGTGTGCCGGATAAGAGGCGTCGAAACCTTGAGTCAACGCGGACACCCGCACCCGAAAGCACTGCGGTTTTTTTGTGCCTGAAGAATTGCTTACCCTGCCAGTTTATGGCCGGGAGTCCTGCCAAATACAAGACCCGCAAGGGAAATAGGCAGGGCGGTGTCGTTGAGCCGTTTCGACCCTCCCGGTCGCCTTTACAGGCGAACTCATTTGTGTCGAAGCAAATTAACGGAGTGCCATCATGGCCACGAAAACCATAGTAATACCCGCAGAAACCTACTTGAACATCACCAATCAGCTCGATGAACTGGACCGCACCATAGGCGCGCTCCGTGGATTCAGCGCTGGGCTTCACTATGCCGTGGACGAACGCCAGGTAAACGGCGAAGACCTCGAAATTCTGATCAACCTCATCGAAGAACGCATCCAGGCGCAAGTTACCCAGATCAACCAGGGTGTTCTGGCGCTGGGGCGTAATACTGACTTGTCAAAACTGAACCGGAGCGCCTGATATGAAAGACAATCCTGAATTTCCCATTGTGTTCGATTTTGAAGAAAAGCCTGTCCGAACAGTTGATCGAGACGGAGAGACGTGGTTCGTTGCCGCAGATGTTTGCCAGATACTGGAATTGAGCAACGCGACCAAGGCTCTAAAACGGCTTGATGATGACGAGCAAGCCCTGATTACTATTCAGGGCTTAAGTCGTGGAAATAATCAGGCCAATGCCATAAATGAGTCAGGGTTGTACGCACTGGCGTTAACAAGCCGAAAGCCAGAGGCGAAGCGCTTCAAAAAGTGGATTACATCCGAGGTCCTTCCCGCTATAAGGAAAACTGGCGGCTATAACCAGCCCCAGCACGTACCACGCCTGTCCACCTTGACCCGTAATTCGTTAACGCTGCTGCAGGCCTTGAAGAAAGAAACCAACCCGGATGCGCGCCGGTACCTGCACGATCAACTAACGATCACCAGCCGAATGCTGGGTGTTCAACCACCACCAATCGTCGCCATTGGAAGCGATGCACCGGAAGTGCCTTCGATGGTTGACGACTTCTGGGGTGTATACGAAGCACTGACCACAGGAAAGGACTCACAGCACCTCAACCACTCCGCAAAGCCCGACACCATTGCCATTAGCCTGGTTGAAGTCTGCAAGGTAGCGAAACAGCGGGGCCTGGACCTGCCGCCAAGGATGCAACTGGCCCACGCGCTACGGCAGAGTCGAGACCCCCAGTTCCTGGGAGCCAGCAAAAGCGTTAGGAGTACCAAAGGCCACCTGGTTCGATGCTGGGTATTTGAGGGCGTACCTCTTACTCAAACCTGAGTAGGTGGGTCAGAAAACACGCCAGATTTGGCCATTCATTGTCGGGGTATTGTCGGGATCTTGTCGGGGAACGTTCGCCGGTAAATTTCGACAGCCCCAAGGCACTGGAAGGTATAACGGATAAAATGGAGGCGCGGGTCGGAATCGAACCGGCGTTAACGGAGTTGCAGGGTGCTCCATCTGATAGCCCTTTGTGACGCCAAATGAATCACCTGCACTGCAATCTTAATCCTGTTTAACACCTCTTTCTGCTCAAACCAGTCCTTGTAGAATCAATAACCTACGAATACTCTGTCGGGGCGCGCTCCTACGTAAGATCTGAAGTACTTCGGCACCACCACTGCTCTCCACTGAAACGTAGGCACCAGCGTTAATCGCGTGAATCCGTTTATTGTGAGACGAAAGACAATGATGGTGTACGCGTGTGCGTGCAGGTGCGTTGGGAGGTTTCCCTCAGAATGTTGGGGGGGTTCGGAAAGGAGTAACAAACGTAACACATGTAACACTATTATTATTATCTATATATATTAATTACCTATAATCGTTAGTAGTGGCAAGTAATCTGTAACGAACACGTAACGCTGTTACACTTTACGAACGTAACTTTTAAAAATAAAAAACCCTTTATAATCAATGCTGTTACGTTTTTGTTACTCCCTGTTACTCTTTTTTGTAACAGGAAGAGTGAGCAGTGGTGCGGCCTGCAGGGCATTATTTCCCCTTGTTACGCTTGTTACGCTTTTCCGAAGCCCCCCTGCTGCCACAGAACAGAAAGCTGATATATCAGTCTGCTTCACCCTCTGAGCCTCCGTTGGAGCGTGTAAATACCGTGTGGATTAAGGCAGGAGTGCATACAAGAACCGGAGCGGGGGGAGTTCGCGCTGGCACTGCGAGCACTCCACCCGCATGGTTTTCTCAGGACGAAAAAAAGCCCGCGCTTGGCGGGCTGTTAAGTCTGGCGTGGTGGAGGCTAGGGAGCTGGCTCGCCCAGGGAATACGGCTTGAACTTCAGGACCTCCTTTCCGGCTATGTCGTTCATCTCCAGCATGCGCTCCTGCAGCGGCTCCAGTTCGTTGGCGGCAAATACTCGCGCCGCCTTTTCTGCATCACCGAACCCGCTGGTGTTGGTGGGAATAATGCCCATCAGCTGCGGCGGCACGCGGTGGCCTGCCAGCTGGTCGTCACGCGTTGCGTTCTTGATGCTCCAGAACTCATCCTTCGCGGCCACCTCACTAACCGGTATGACTTGCAAGCCATCCTTTTTCCCGTTCGGGGCATACATAAACAGGTTTTTGAAGTTGCCCGGGCCTTTGCTGTTGCGTAATGCGGTGCGCAGCTCATCGATGTCACCCTGCTGCTGTGCCGCGTCGGTCATGTACATGATGAACCCGGCGTGGCTGCCGTTGTTGTAATACTTGCGACGGAATAGTGTGGCGCTTTCGTTCAGCCAGGCAGACTGCAGCGAGCCAATATAATCGGGCACGCCATAAAGTTCCTGGTCCAGGTCGGGTTCCATCAGGTGGATGATACTGCCCGCTGCAAACTCTTCTGCCTGCAGCCAGCCGTGCACCCACCAATAAGTGTCTGGTTTGATTCCGCGCCGGCAGTACTTGGCCAAAACCGGTTTTTATCCTTTACCAGACCACCAAG